GGAGGGCCACCCTCTTCAATACCCTTGAACAACTCTGCAAGTTGGTAGCGAGTAGTTGCTTTCGGGTCAAGTTCTTGGGTTGCTGCGGTAGCTAATGCTTCGGGAGAAACAGTGCCCTGTGCAGCAGTCATCACAGATTCGTCGGATACTTTGCCCTTTGCAGCCGCTGCCGTACCAACTTCACCTGCTTTTTGTGTTGCGTCAAAGGTACCGGCGTCAAACGTAGTTGGTTTAGTTTGATCTGTGCTAGTTATAGCTGTAGGTTGAGTAACATCAGTAGGAGAATCAATCTGTTTTCCTGCAGTAGTGAGCAACTCGTTTGTTTGAACTGTTTGATCTTCGGGATCAATCGTGGCCCCAGTTGGAAGTTCAGAACTGGTTTTTGCCTGATCCTCCATCTGCTTTATAACATCTTTATCCGCCTGAGAGATGTTAACAATTTTGTCGTCTGTATCGTCTGACATCGCCTACCCTAACTTCATTACAACTGTAATAATCAACGCTACCACGCCCACCGTAGACGCCATAATCAACGCCTCTAGACGCCACATACGCTTGTCTAGACCCTCTAGCTTTTCCTGCACAGCAGCATAGCGAATGGCGCACTCTTTTTCGTGTGCTTCAAGTTCCATTTGTGTTTTGAGTACGGGTTCCATTGTCATCTTCATTTAACCTGTTACTATCTCCATCTTGGACCTTCAAACCATGCGACTAAAGATTTTCTAACGCCCTTTGTCACGGGTGTTACTTGATGCTGTAGGTAGCTAGGAAATATTAATACCGTTCCTTTGGCTCTAGACTGCTTCGGAGGAGTCTCTACTTCTGTAAAAAAAAAGTTTCCACCCTCATAATCATTTGGGGAAGATAGCTGAACAGTTACCGATAGTTTTCTATCAAATGCTTTAGTTGATTCCCAATTTATATCGTGGTGTAATCCGTAGTGTCCTTTTTCAGAAGCATGATACTCTGTATACTGTATGTCAGCTACCTGACAAACATCTACATTAAAAGCATTTCTATTAGCTTCTTGTACATACGCCCAAAGGATGTTTAAAACAAAAGAGTTTCCTGTAAGCCACTTAATGTTAGAACGTCTAACGTCCGGTATACTTTTTGCCCCAGCAAATACGGTGGCTTCTTGTTGTGGTACTGATTCGGTTTGTTGTTCTATTTCTTTAATGGTTTCTTCAGATATTCCCGCACTCCACATTTGCCACGTATTTCTCATTTTTAATCCTCATAGGGGCTAGTACCGCAACACGAAGGCCAAGCGGCTTTTAATTCAGAAATTGTGGTAGCATCAGTTATTGCTTGCGTTGCAGGGGCATCACGAAGGGCTTGTTTGGAACTTACAATACTAGAAGTATCTGCAGAAGCCTCTAAAGCCCTCATGTAATCAGTATCAAGAGATTGTAACAAAGCTTTTCTTACATACCTAATTTCTTCTTTCATCATAGTTTTGGCAATAGCAAGGTCTTCACTAATTACGTCACCAGACAAACTCCAAGCATCCCGGAAGTGCCTGTCAGACGGTAGTGTGACAGCAGACGCATCTGCACTATTTCCATCTTTGTCGATGACATAGGTCGTGGTCATTGTGTTTTCTCCTGTTTATGCGGCTATGCGCCAAGCGTTGCGCCACTCTCTTGTGGGCGGCAGTTGTGATTTGCGACATATCACCATCTTGGGTTTATTGCCTTCATTCCATGTTTCCCAGATGTGTCTTGGGATATCGACTTGAACAAGCCACTCGATGGCTTGCTCTTCGGTCAAAGGACCCATCGGCTCCGTTTCGTGTAACAAATGGCCGTTGAAGTCATGGTGGCTGGTGAAGTCTGGACGTTGTTCATCTTCCTTGAGTTGTAACTTTACCCATGCTGGGGGCATGATACCCCCGTGCATCAGAGCCGCCATGCAGTTAGGGTCTGGGTGCAAGACAGCAGCGCAGTCCATGTCCACGTCTTCGTAGACGACCACATATTCAGTGCGGTGTGGCTTGAGGTTGCTTTTGGCCCAGTCGATACGGTCAATCAGCTTAGTCATTACGCTAAGTCTCCGTGAAGCGTAAGGTAAACGTCTGCCATGTCACGTGCGCCACCATCATCGTGCATACAATCAGTGTCACAACTTGTCGTTGCTCTGCTCACAACCCCAGCAATGTCACATTGAGAGTCATTAAAGTTTGCTGAAGTTGTTACAGAGTAATCTGAATTGCTGGTGGAATTTGTGAAACTGGTGCGATAAGACCCTGTTCCAAGATCGGCTAATGCTGAGACATTGTAGCTGTCACTTGTGCTTACGGTTCCTGTGCCAACATAGCTGTGCCAAGCCTTCGCAGACCCTTGCCTTACATCCACACGGTGGTTGTTTGAGCCTTCGGCGTACAGAACCAAATTGCCGTCAATGTTTCCTGCTGTCGGTCCTGATGGTCCGGTTGGCCCCGTTGATCCAGTTGGGCCAGTAGGGCCAGTCGGTCCAGTTGGTCCAGCAGGGCCAGCAGGGCCAGCAGAACCAGTCGGTCCAGCAGGGCCAGCAGGGCCAGTGGGTCCAGCACCACCATCATCGCCAGCAGGTCCAGTGGGACCAGTGGGTCCAGTGGGTCCTGTTGGGCCAGTTGGTCCTGCCAATGCAGCATTAGCTATAGTTTGTTTTTCCCACCTACTTGCTGTTACATCATATACGACTAATAGATCACTAGAGGCTGCATCCGTATTTGTAGGGAATGCAGTGAGAGTGTTACCAATGAACGTATCTAGCGCAGTCCCATCCACTGTAATAGCATCAGCTTCAAGGGTGCCATCAATATCTGCATTTCCTGATATATCTAGGGTAGCACCGTCTACCTCGCCTGTTACGGTGATGCTATCTACATACGCATCCTTCCACCGCACAGAACTGCTGCCCAAGTCAACGTCACTGTCAGACTGTGGCCCAAAGATGTTGTCACCCAAGTATACCTGTTCCACGTTAGCCGCATAGAAATGTATTTCGTCTGCAGTCTCAAAGTCAATCTTGGTCTGGTCATCCTCACCAATCTTTAAGTCTGTAGCCAAGATAGAGGTAATGCCTGTCTGTGCAGCGTCAACTGTAAATGTAAGATCAAATGGATCACCGTCATTGCCCGTGGACGTGTCAGTAAAGTTAGTGGTTATTCCTGAACCGATAAACTTTAGTTCTTTGGCGTTGTTGATTGTAACTTCTGTGCCGTCATCATCTTCCACTTGGAAGCTAGCCATAGCACCCGCACCAGTTATCTCATTATCAACGTAGGCTTTAACAGATTGCTGTGTAGGAATAAGAGTTGCACTGTTAGACGCCATGTCGTCTTCGTCAACAAATGCTGTGGCCGTTATTGTGCCATCTGATATACTGCCAAAGGTAATTGTGCCCGTAGTTGTTATGGCACTTGATCCATTATCAATAGCACCGAATCCGCTGGTGATGCTGCCACTGTTTATCGCACCCGTTGTAACAATGTTAGAACTTCCTGCCGCTGGTGCTGCTGCTATATCCGACAGCACCTCTGATGCAGAACGTCCTTCAATGGATGTACCGTCAATACGTAAGAAGTCATTGTCGGCAGCACCGCTAGTAAACACAGGCAGATTGCCATTAGATATACCAGTGGACAGAGTAGCTACTGTGGTAATCGCTGTGCCATCTAACGTGATTGCATCAGCTTCTAAAGTACCGTCAATGTCTGCATCACCGGATATGTCAAGAGAACCTGCATCCAACTCACCAGTAATTGTAAAGTTGCGAATGCCTGTGTAGTCTTTATTGGAGTCTAGTATAACTGCCTTAGATGCAATAGCGTTACCGACTGCTGTTGAACCCAAATCAAGTGCGTTGATTTCGCCTACGACTACTGTAGCACCGTCAAGGATATTTAGTTCGGCAGGGGTAGACGTAATGGCTGTGTTACTTGCTGCAGCCAGCAAAGGAATTGTGCCCGACTGGTCGGGAAGGTTAATTGTGCGGTCCGCCGTCGGGTCTATAATAGTAAGTGTAGTTTCGTTAGCGTCAGCAGTGGCACCCTCGAAAATAATGGCATTTGCTGCATTCATCGTAACGGTATCTACGGTGGTCGTTGTACCTGCCACAGTAAGTTTAGGTACTAACAGTTCGCCTGTGCTTGGATTATATCGCAAAGCACCAGTGTCATCCAGCAGTCCATTTGATTCGTCATGGAACACAACAGGGAAGTTAGTGTTAGCTGTGCTGTCAGTAACGGTAGTTGTTGCTGCCAAAGTAGCATTAGCAACTGTTACTCCTGCAATAACTGTATTTAGTGCTGTACCATTAACCGTAATCGCATCTGCTTCTAGGGTTCCATCAATGTCTGCGTCACCTGATACGTCAAGCGAACCTGCGTCCAACTCACCTGTTAAAGTAATATTACGGAAGCTGGCTACGTCTTTATTAGCATCTGCTGTAACTACTTTACTAGCTACAACTGTGCCTACAGCAGCACCTGTGTCACTGTAGTTAAGCTCTGCAGTGGTAGCAGTAACACCATCAAGAATGTTTAGTTCTGCTGCCGTGGACGTTACACCATCAAGAATGTTTAGTTCTGCTGCCGTGGACGTTACACCATCAAGAATGTTTAATTCCGCTGCTGTAGACGTTACATTTGTACCACCTATATCCAGTGTAGTCACAGATATTTCACCTGCCACAGTCAGCAGCCCACTAGCAACGGTAAGCAAATCGGTATCATCCGTGTGACCGATTGTTGTGCCGTTGATAACTACATCGTCAATATCCAGAGAACCGCCTGTAATTAAACCTGTGGTTGTTATGGTTGACGATCCTGTGTCAATCGTACCAAAACCAGACGTGATCGAACCAGAGTTGAGTGCCCCCACAGTCGTAGCTGCGGTGGTAACAAGGTTTGGCATCGCCGTAATTTCGTCATCAAAATAGGCAGCTAAGTCTGTGACCGCCACCTGTTTCATAGTTCCTGCATCGTTGAAGACAACACGGTCAGCGTCTACTACAGTAGTAGCACTGGCAGACGTATCACCATCCATGATGTTTATTTCGGCTGTGGTGACTGTTGCACCGTCGAGTATTTCAAGTTCTGCTTCAGAGATATCCGCACCACCAATTGTCAGTGTGCCCGATATGTCTACGTTACCGTTGATATCTACAGTGGTGGCAGCAATCTGGATTTCCGTGTCAGCTATAAGGTCAAGCTGCCCATCTGCGCTTGAGTGGATATAGATAGCCGTATCCCGAAACTGCAGCTTCTCTGTGCTGGCTACAAGGATGTCATCAGAAAACTCAAAGTAATCTTCGTCTTCCATCCATTTGAGTACACCGTCGTTTGACTCCCCGTCAAATGTGACTGTAATGTCTGTGCCAGCCGTAGCTGCACCAAATGTAAGTGTGTTGCCAAGCAGCTTGGTGATTGGGCCACCCTCTGCATCAGTGCCATCGTGTGTATGTCCAGTGCTTGCAGCAAATGCAGCCAGTAACTGATTGAACTCGTTGTTACTGTCGGACGCTTGAATAATGTCTCCGTCAGCATACGATGACTGTCGTGTGTAAGATGCGCCCATTTAACGTCTCGCTCCTAGTTGGTACTCTAGCTGAAAACCTTTTAGTGAGTAAGCGGGGGTAGAACCGCCGTCGTTTACTCGTAGGGCTACAGCAAATCCTGATCCCTCTACAGGTTGTCTAATCAGTGGTTGTGAAGGTCCGCCGTATGTTGGCGTACCGTAAGTGGATGTCCCGTAAATACCTGCAATGCTAGTAGAGTCAAGAGGGTATGCTGCAGGTCGGGCTGATGCTGATGATTCGTAGTCGTAACGAACAAACATGTCTGCATCGATGGTAGATTCAGGCTTAAAGTTTACAATAACACGCTGCATGTGTTTTCGTATGCCGGGATCATTCATTGTAAGATCAGGACTACGGTACTTGCCTAAGATAGCTGTTCCGTTGAACGTGGTACCCTCTTCTTGGCGATATACGTACCCGTCAAATCCGCCGTGCAAAACAAGAATGTCTCCAGCATCAATTAGGGTGTCTGTACAAGACGGCTTGATTCCCTTAATTGTAGAAAACTCGTACCCTTTGCCTCCACCCTGCTGGTTTTTAAGAACACAGATTAGTCCTTCTGTTCTGCTTTCCAAGCTACCTGTCTTACTAAAAAACAAACGGTACTGTGTCTTTTCTGGTATGACGACAGAATCAAATACTGTAGCGTCGGATATGTTTTCATCAAAAAGGGACTGTACGTTTGAACTTATAGTGCCCAACTCCACGTCACCAATGTTTGCTGTACCCGCAACTGTCCGCAACCCGTCGGGACCAAGAAACAAAAGATCACCGGCAAATTCTTGAATAGTCTTACCATTGATACATCCAATGTCTCTGGTCACAGGCTGGACAGCAAAATCGCTTAATGAACTGCCCGTAAGTTTAAATATCCTGTTTTCACAAAATATAAACAAACCGTCACGAAACACTTTGAGGCCAACGATTGTATCATCAACTTTGATGCTGCCCGCACCCTGCGCTGAACTAAATCCATCCTCGTTAAACGGCTCACTAAATATTAACTCTTGTGGTCCAGAGTTGCCGGTAAGTGGCATACCAGCATAAAACATGTGTTCACGGTACGAAGCTACAATAGATGCACCAAGAACAGAACTGGTGCTTACGTCTGTTGCAGACAATGCAGAGTTAAACACCGTTGGGGCGTTTACTCCGTCAACAACTACAATCTTACTGTTGCCATCAAAATTAAACCGTTCAAACGAATACTTGCCAGCGTTAGTGCGTCCGGTGTCTCGTTCTGTCCACGATTCTGAAACCACTGTTCTAGTAGTGTCCGAAGTAGCAGCGTGGGCTGCTGCACTGGTTCCACCAGTAGCGCGAGTAACCCCCGTAAACGTAGTTGATGTTACCCCAGTGTAAGTAAACAACTCGTTGTTTATTTGAAGGGTACCACTAGAACTAAACCCAGTGGTTGATATTACTGTAATAGTTCCTGAACCCGTCATTGCTGTGTTAGCAGCAATCGCACTAGATGCACCCCTACCAAGAGACGTAGACGCACTGCTAAAAATCTTTTCGCCCCGTGCAGCAAGTACTTTATCTTCAAAACTTGTTACCATCAACACCTTTTCGTCAGCGGATGATGTTTGAGGTACTATATGTCGTACGTGACGTTGGAATCCTTGAATACGTTTGTATCCGCCTTCTATGTCGGGTTCAAAGTTTTCTAGCTGCAGGGCTTGTCCCGGCTGCATAATAAATGTGGAACGGTTGGCAACTAAGCCCCCCTCACAGATAAACGGAAATGCAGCGGTTTCACTAAGGTCAGCCACTCTATACAGCCCTCATGTAGTTCTTCCGATTAAGCAACTCAATACGCATACGTTTAATTCCATCCTCGTATTCCTTTAAGGAGAACTGTGCAGCTTGTACGTCGGAACGAAACATGTGCGTGTAATATTTTGCGCGGGCATTTATCACTGTCTCAAATCGCGCAGGAATAATTGATGTATCAGTTGCCGCAGATAGATCAGTATTATCGACGTAGTAATCAAACTCTAAGGTTCGATTGCTTGTGTCTGGAATGGGAGTTAGACC